GTAGGAGGCGGCGTAGGCGTAGGCGGAGGCGTAGGAGGCGGAGGCGTGGGAGGCGGAGGAGGCGGCGTAGGCGTGGGAGGCGGCGTAGGAGGAGGCGGCGTCGGTGAAGGCGGCGTAGGTGTCTTCTAAGAACTTCTGCGTAAAGTCCTCTCCGTTGCCAAAGCGTTCAGCTATGTCTACGGCGTTAACAGAACGAGGGTCAGGGTCTTTGACTTTCGAGAGGGCATATCGTGCGAACTGGCTTGCACAATAAGCGAGGAAGCGATGGGAGAAGTCGTAGCGGTGTAGGATGTAATCGAGGGATTCATCTGAAAATCTTCGGTCAAGTTCTCTACGCATTTGGTCCTTCCTAAAGTTATAATTGGAATCTTCGGCGCGTTTATTGGCGCATTGTTCGCAGAAAGGGGTGAAGGTGAGTTCGTGAGGGCACCGGGAAGTGATCATTTGGACAGCCTCTCATAAATAGGTAAGAGCGTCAAGCAAATTTAAATGATATTCCTAATCGTCCTTGTTTGCCTGACTTAAGGAGCGCCGAGATGGTCACCCTATTGACGCCTAGAGCCTTGGCGGCTGCGTTGACTGACTCGTAGATAATGCCGGTTTCGACTGCCAACACCGGCTTATAGAGTGCGATGTTAGGCCTACCGGTCAGAGTTTTGGAGATCCGGGCGCGACGTTCTGCAGATACGGGACGCCCTTTGGGAGCGCCGTTCATGCGGTTTTTGATCGGCCTTCCTTTTAGAGTGGTACTGATTTTAGCTTTTGTCTCTTCGTGACATACTTTGCTGTCTCCTCCAAGCTCTAAATTGTACCCATTAGGAGCGAGAGTATTTAACGCCTTGATATAGGTCCGCTCCATCGTGTTTAGTTGCTCTAGGTTTTCAGCCGAGTCTATTTGTTCCAGTGTAAAATTTTCTTTTCCATATTTCCGTATGGCAGATGCAATTGCTGAGTTATTTACGTTTCTGCCCAAACATGGACGACAGTGGTCGCTCCATCGGTCAAGTAGCTTCTGTACTGTTTGACCGACATACATTTTACCATTCAACTTGTTCGTAATCTTGTAAATAATCATATTAAGCTCCTAGAGACTAGAATATCACAAGGCCCAGGCACGTCAAGAGTAATAATACCCCTCCATCCCTTATGTAATATAGTTCGCCCAAAAAAAGCCCCAAGCCTTTCGACTTGGGGCTAATTTTAGTTAACAATCAGGCTTAAGAGCTTAATTGTACTACGCAATTCCAACCAGGCGCAGCACAAATTAAATTCCCGTAATAGCCTATGCGGATCTCAAGAGCGTCCGCATTTCCTACGCGCAATCCCTCTAACCCCTCCATACCGTAAGTGAGGATATGGGGCACCTTGCCGAGTGATCGCAACTTCCAAGTCGCCATCGTCAACAGGTAGCAGGTTTGCGGAGGACAAGAGCGGTCTGCAAGCACCGTGACTCGGCCATAAGCGGATTGGAAGGTGATCCCTTCAAATGCCACTTCGACTTCATCATGCTTCACTTGGACATACTGCACCTTAGCGCCGAGGCTGTTCACCAGAGCGGCATAGGATGCGAAGTCCATGATAGCGAGGTCGGGCTTTCCACCTTCTCGATTCAAGAATGCCAATGCGTTCGTCATTCCTTCTTCAATGGTGTAGGCTTGCGCGTTGTAACGCAATCCTGCAAGACGAGTCGGATCTGCTGAACGATTGACGCCCCAAAAGGAGTCAGTCGTTGCCGGAGAAGCAACTGGAATCCAGGCGGCCAGTCCAGACAACGCCTCAAACGAGCCGGTGTTCGCTGCGCCAGTCAAGGGCAAGTCACCGGAGATCGTGAGATAGGCGATGCCAGTCCCGATAGCCCAATTCGCGGACAACGTAGCAGCCGAAGCCGTTCCGTTGATCACGCCAGTTGCGCGATTGACTGCGGTGATCATCACCGTATCAGCCGAGGGAGCGCCCCCTGGTGTTGCAGAGGCAACAAGGAGCATTCCCACTTCAAACGCAACAACTTGTTGCGAGTTGCCGAGGGGGAGGGTCGTTCCGCCTACTGCAATACCGCCGACTTGAGTCGAGGCCGCCGTGGTGCTACCGCGAGTTCCGGTGCCGTCACCGAACAACTCGAATGCGATGTTGTTCGTGATGTTGCGGAAACCGCCATCCATTTGAAGCTTTGCAGCGTCAACGAATGCACCGGCATTGGTTTTGGTTTGTTCCATCAAGAGGTTGGTGATCGTCACCAACTGATAGTCCTCGATCACATACACGAAGAACGAAGCCAACGACGTTGCCGTTTGTTGAGCTTGCGCGTTCGCGAACGTATGAGAACGACCTTGCGGAGTTCCGTATTCGAGAGGAACCACGCACCTTTCGGTGCTTTGTTACCGTAGAGGCTTTTTATCCCCTACTTCTAATACTTGTTTAAGTAAGCAGTTATGGCCGCTAAATGCTTCTCTACTACACCTACATTTTTATTGCAGTTGTGGCAAAGTAAAGCTCGAACTTTACCGTCGCTGTGCCTATGGTCAACTGTAAAACTTTGAAATTTACCGTTAGCCAAATTGTTGTTTGAACGCCCACAAATTTTACATTTATGGTTTTGCTCAACCAGCATAGCGTTGTATTGTTCTAAACTGATTCCGTATAAATGTCTGAGTTTTATGTCCCGATATTTTTTGGGATTTTTTAACTTGTACTGTTTTTGATAACAAGCAGCACAAACATTGTTACGATACCAGTTTTTAGCGCCTACTACTTTAGTTTTTCCGCATTCGGAGCAAACTTTCGTATTAGGTCGGCGTACATTTTCACTCATATAAGTGCTCTCCACTCTTGGTACTATTTTAGTCTACCATATTCCTATGATAGTGTCAAGTACTACGCTCTACGATGGCCTGAAATCTTTAGTCTCAAGCTTATCTCGGTATTAGCATTTCAGCCTTCACCGATATTGGAGAGTTTAACATCCCCATAACTCTAGGGATGTATTTGCCTGCAAATCCGTCCGGGCTCTCGTTTTTTGGAACAAGTGCTAGGAAAGGATTTTCCTTATCATTTCAGGCAAATATCCTCGGCATAAGTTACACGAGGTCTTTCATATATTCTTTGTCGTCGGTATACAATTCTTTCAACGCAGCAATCTGGTTGGAAGAGTTTGCGTAAACAGCAGCCATTTTATTTCCTTTAGACCTTAGCAAATGCCTAGAGTTAACTAGACCTGTTGCGTAGTCAGTTGTTAGTCACCAGATTATCCAGTGACTTAATTTTTCAGTTCCCCTTTGAACGCAAGAACGGCACGTTCTTTAGCAGAGAGCTTCTTGCTAGTGCCGACTGAATTGGTCAAAGTGGGTTTGGGTTGTCGTTGCGTCGGATCTTGTCCCGATAGCTGCGGGGAAGACTTACTTGCGTTCGCCTTCATTCTTTGTTGAACCTTATCTATCTGAGAGTATTGGCTGAGCTTCTCAACTAGATGATCTTCAACTTCACGGCAGGCGTCCTCTACGGAGAGAACGATGCCGTCTTCTTTAAAAGTTTCTTCAATCAGGGAGACTACGTCGTTGATCGACTTGGTCTTCTTGATAGTCTCAAACTGCGGATCTGTCATGACGAGCTGTGAGGCATCGGCTTTGATCTGCTTCACCGCCTGCTGGTAGTTCGCACTCTGAGCTTCTTCGTAAGACTTGCGATCCGCTGCGCGAGCTTCTTGTTGAGCGCGAAGCTCGCTTTTAAGCTCTTGAATCGCTACCTTGGTGGCCGGATCTTGCTGAGTCTGATTGAGCATCATCTGCGTGATCTGGTCATAGGTGATACCAGATTCGAGGAGAACACCAATGGTGTCTTCCGTCAGACGTTGCTTTGGGATGTAGTTGGTCTGGTAATCCGTATCTTTGGATTCGAGTGCTTTTTCTCTTGCAGAGATGGCGGCTTCGCGCTCCGCAATGGCGCGGTCACGCGCTTGAGCTTTGGCGTAGAGGGCCTTCTCTCTCCTTGCAAGCTGAGCGTATTGCGTGGAGAGTAGCTCTTTGTCCTTATCCGGTGCAGGAGCTGCTGCTGCGGGATCGAGAACGGGATCTTCACCTGCGCTAGATTGTCCTTGAACGGCGGATAATTCCTCTGGAGATACGCGGCTTGGGTTCGAGACAGGGTGTTCTTGAGCTTGAGGGCTGTTCGCGGCATTCAAGAGGGCAATGGCGCGTTCGCGGGGGGACGGTTGATTGGATGCTGCTGCGGCGGGTTGAGCGCCTACGAGTTCTACTTTCATGGTTATTTCCTTTGTTTTATCGCTACTTATGTTATTGCTTCTTCTTCCGGGGTGTTACATCGCACCGGCTGGATTCCCGTTCGGGATCAGCGGTGACTGAGGTAAAGCTTGGGGTGCGGCGGCGGCTGCACCGGGTGGTGCTCCTGGTGCTGCGCCTGGAGGTGCCATAGGTGGCGGAGGCGTGGCGGCTGCCTTGAGTGCTAGGACTTGAGAATAGAAGTTCCTGAGCATCTGCTGCTTCTCTTCTTCGAGCTTGGCTGCGGCGTACAGGTTGTAATATTGCACCACGGTGTCATTCGCGAGCTGAATGTCCATGAAGGAGTCTGGAGGCGTGTATTTGCCATCTTCTATAA